TGGTGGTGATAACTTCAATACCATTACACGCACACTGAAGAATAAAGAATGGGACAAAGTTCCCGATGCGCTTTACTTGTACAGAAATCCTGGTTCAAATGTAGAAGCAGGCCTTGCTCGTAGAAGAAAAGCAGAAGGCGAATCTTGGAAAAAATAAACCACGATTGACCCTTAGGACAAATGACCGACAACAACAAAAGAGAAAAATGTATGAGCACTATCATTAGAGTTACTGTTTTGAGTTGGAGTGCTGCATTACTTACTGCTAGTTATGCTGGTCTTCTTGCTAAAATGGATCCTACATTTATTGCAACAGTGTTCACTGCTGCAGCTGCAACTTTTGGAGTTGATACTCTGAAGAAAGGTGATAAAGATGATGAAGAAAAAAAACCTGCGGCAAGAACCCCAGAACCAGAGTTTGTGATTGAACCAGAACCTATTGTAGAACCAGTTGCAGCAACTGAACCTTGCCCAACTTGTGGTGATAATCCAGATTACACAACAAGAGCATAAAACAATGGCAAAATCAGCAAACAAAGGTAAGAAAGGTTCTGCTGGAGGTAAAACTTCAAAGCAGAATCAAGGTAATGCGACTGCAAAGAAAGCAAAGAATGGTGGTAAGAAAAAATGAGGTATTATGCCAAGAGAGTGGAATACTCCAAAACGTGAATGTTGGAATGCTCCCATTCATCAAATACTTAAAGCGATAGATAATCACACCCGTCTTCATTTGGAGACGGGTGATTTTTGGCATGAGCAACAAGCACAAATTTTAAGAAAGTATGTAAAAGATTTGAAAGTTTTTATTCATAAACAAGAAGGTGGTTGGAATGAATGAATTTCCTTGGGGCGTAATGGTAATACTTGGATCGGGTTTAGTATTCACTGCTTGGTGTATTTACTATATACTTCGGTTAGCATATTTGGAAACAAAAGATGAAACAAATAGCACTGATTCTATCAGCAACAAGTCTTCTCATTAGTGGTGCTCTTTGTGTAGGTGCCTATCTTACCTACAAGAAAGCAGAAGCAATTCTGAATAACCCGGAAGATTTTGTGGGGGCTGTTGTAGAGAAGCAAGTCAGTAAAGCATTTGAAAAATTACCTATCCCTAAACTAAATACTGAGAAGTTTAAATTACCATTCTAATGGCTGATAAGGATCCGTATATCTATAGAATTAAACAAATTACAAAAGTTATTGATGGTGATACGATTGATGCTGACATTGATTTGGGTTTTGATATTTCCCTCACTAAGCGTATTAGACTCGCTGGTGTTGATACTCCTGAATCAAGAACAGCAGATGCTAACGAAAAGAAATATGGATTAGAATCAAAAGAATGGTTAAAGCATCAATTAGAAGGTGCTACTAATATTATTATTAAAACAGAACTACCTGATAGCACGGAGAAATATGGACGTATTCTTGGTCATCTGTTTGTGGGCAGTGATCACTTACACTCTCTCAATGAGAAAATGATTGTTGAGGGTTATGCATGGAGTTATGATGGTGGAACGAAGAAGAAAAACTTTGCAGAGTTAGATGCCAAACGTACCAGAAGTTCCTGATATAAAGATACAAACACAAAAAATAGAAGTTCCAGTTGTTCGTCAGTTGGAACCTCCACCTATTCTTGTACCAATTAATAGAACACTTCCGAAACCTATTGTAGATGTTCCTTTGGACGGCATTCCAAATTATGAACCTATAGATGCTCCTACTGCGGAAGAGTTTAGGAAAATGATAACTCCTCAGCAGGAAAAAAAGAAAGAAGAAGAAATACAAGAAAAACCCAGAGCACTTCCAGATACAAAACCATTTATACCTCCAATACCAACAGTTACGCAACAAGAAACTCAAACGATTACCCCACCACAAAGTAATCTAGGTGTCCCAGAAATCCAAGTTCCATTTGTCGGAGCAGTTCCAGTTCCTCCTAAAGAACAAGTTATTCTTGCTGGCACCACTGCTACTGCTTCTGTTGCTGCGGCTCTTGTTGGGAAATCTTTGGTGGAATGGATGGTAGGTAAAATGAAACCTATTATTCAGCAGTTGTTTGTGCGGGCAAAGCAATTGTTGGACCGAGATCTGACGCCTTACGAGACTCAATTACTCTTTGCTGCCGAACTGGATAAGAAGACTTTAAAACTTTTGAAGAAGGAACAGAAGGCTGAGAAACTACGCCAGAAGAAGGCATTTGTTGAATCACTACGACATCCGCACATATCTTTGCGTAGGGAGAAGAAGGAATAAAGAAAATACCTGCTTTCTTTGCTTCTCCACATTTCAATAATCTTACAAGTTCAAAATCTAATCTTGATTTATCAGTTTCTGCTTTTTGTCTAGCAGTCCAAGTATCTGCTGCTGATTTACATCTTTCCTGCAATCCACCATCTAATGGAAATGATAAGGTAGCAGATAATCCAAAGTTATTTGAGAATGTATCTTTCTGACCTGTTCTTTCTAAACCATTAATTCCTGTAGTGGGATCATTGTCCACATCTGCATATGCCTCAAAAGGTCTTGAACCACTTTGAGAGGTAGTCATAAAAGGAGTAAGATTGAAAGTTGGTCCTTGACAACTGACTCCACCACCATATGAGTTTGTTACATAAGGGCCCTGTAGAACTTGTACTGCTTGATTAGTTACACTTCCTGTTGATGTTGCTTGTGGATTTGCAACAGCAGTTACAGGAGTATCACCTTCTGCATATACGGGAAGAGTAAAGAATCCTAATGCAAGAATGATCTTTAGATATTTCATCTTACTGAGTAAATACTGACAACGAATCTGTAACAGATTGAATTGTCGTGGTTCTTTCTACCGTAGTATCTTTAATTAATCCAGGACCAGAATAAGTTTCTGAAAACTGAAATGGTTCTCCTTGATTAACAATTGTATATTGAGTTCCAAGAGTTGGAGTTCCTGGAACATTTACATTTGTACCAGTAACTGTATAACTAAATCCAGTTTGGAAATCTTGTTGCCTAATGACTTCATTTACGGTGGTGGTTGATTCTGTACGGGAAGTTACAGTACCACTTGTAAAGTTAGGTGTAACTGGAGCTGCTAGGGAGGGCAAAGAAAACCCTAGCAGACAAATGCCTGCTAGGATATATTTCATTTAAATACGCTCAGTTCTACGCTTCTTTGACCGATTGCGGTGGTTCCAGCACCACCAGCAGTAAATGTAAGAGCACCCGTAGAAGTATCAATTGTACCTGCAAGAGTTCCTTTATCACCTGCTGCTTGTGTGGTATTTTTACCATACAAAGTTGGTGAAGAAATTGCACCATTAGAAACTGTCTGTGATGTGACAGTGCTATCTCCAACAGTTAGTGATTCTGCAAATGAGAATGCTTGACCATCATTGTTGATTGAATAAGTACCAGCACTTAATGTTGCTGCTGCACTTGATGTGCCACCAGTCAATCCACCTAAGTTTGAAACACCAATGTTAGTTCCCGAAACTGCATAGGAACTGCCGATTCTTTCTGTTTGTACCGCTGCACCCTGTACTGTTAATTGAACGGAATCAGTGATTGTTGATGTAATTTCACCTGCAAAAACAGGAGTAGTTAAGAATAACGAAAAGGCTAAAAGAAGTCTTTTCATTTTTCTTTGTAATAAACACTACATTTATTTAGTTGACAGCACATGTATTTGGTGCTACAATAAATAAGTCTTAAGAAATGTAACGTTTCTTAACCTTCTGTAACCGAGATCATCAGAAGTAAAGCATCTCTCATACCCATACTGGAGGGTGGTGTGGGAAATACCGTATTATCCAGTTCCCCCTGGACCTTACTTACCCTTTTACGAAAAATGACTGCTACTATTGCACAACGCAATTCTACTAACTCCTGGGAACAATTTTGTCAGTGGGTTACTTCAACGAACAACCGCCTTTATGTTGGTTGGTTCGGAACTCTGATGATTCCAACGTTGCTTGCTGCAACGATTTGTTTCATCGTCGCCTTCATTGCTGCCCCACCCGTGGACATTGATGGTATTCGTGAACCTGTTGCTGGTTCACTCATGTACGGCAACAACATCATCTCTGGTGCTGTTGTTCCATCGTCTAACGCTATTGGTCTTCACTTCTATCCCATCTGGGAAGCAGCAAGTCTTGATGAATGGCTTTATAATGGTGGACCTTTCCAACTGATTGTGTTCCACTTCCTCATTGGCATCTACTGCTATATGGGTCGTGAATGGGAACTCTCATATCGTCTAGGTATGCGTCCTTGGATTATG